CTACTTCTTTTACTTTCTTTACTTTCTTTACTTTCTTTACTTTTGGTTCTGGTAGTTCTGGCATTTCTGGCATTTCTATTTTTTTACTAATTTTAGTATTCATCATTTCACCTAATAAATCTTCTACTTCTTTTTTATTATTTGATTTTTTCATTCTTGGTTTAGGTTGGGCTTTAGGTTTGGGTTTCATTTCACGAGGGGCTGATTCTATAATTTCTATTTTATTTCCTTCCGTTGGTTGTACATTTAATGATTTAATACCAAAACGAGATGTGATGGAACCGCCTTTAGTAATTGGGTTTGTTAGATTATCGTATCCTTGTTTATTTACAAAAATCATTTTATTGGGGACTTTAATTGTAGTTTTTCCAAATTCAAAAAAACTCGACATTATGTTATATAATTATATTTAGATTTTAATTTTTATTAGTTTGTATTTATAATATAATTTATAGTTTATATTATATGAACAAAGATATTTTTATTGAGAAAAGAAAATTAGTAGTAGATAAACATAAAGAATGTAAAAGACTATTATTTGCTGTTTCTGAAATGGCTACTGTAGAGGATGTTGTCATGCTCAAATTAATTATTAATGAATTATCAAGACAAAGAAAGATATTGAACTTTATGATATGTAATTATGATTTTATTAATAGTTTAGTTAATCCCGTAATCTAATGATGATTTTTTTTTCATAACGGTTTTACTCTCTTCTTGTTTTGCTTCTGCTTGGGCTTCGTCTTCATTTTCTATTTCTTGATTATCTTGTTTTTCTTGATATCCATAGAGACACAAAACATTTGATTTATTTGTTCTGATAAATTTACCAATAAATAAATTATTTTCTAATCTTTTTATAAATTCTGTTTTATTTAGTTTTCGTTGTGATATTTTAGGCATTTTTAAATAGTCATCTGTTGATTTGAATTTCTCCCATAAATCAAGACATTTAATAAATGATTTTTTATCTTGTATTTGTTCATAGTTTTCATCAACAAAGTTAAACACTATATCAGAATCTGATAAATATTTATTACTTTCTTTTATTACTTCTTGACTTTTATAAATACCTGATTTAAAATAGTTTTCTAAATGGTCATTTACTAAAATATCAAATAATGCCTGTTTATATTGTTCTTTGAATTCTCGTTTTTCATAATTTGAATTACCTAAATAAATATTTAATTCTTTTCTTTCTTGTTCTGAATAATTATTATATTGGTATTCATCAACGAATTTAGATTTAAAAGGTATATTAATTAAACGTCTTAAAATTGCATCATTTACTTCATTGAATTTAGGGCGGTCATTACATTCCATTACAAGAGTAGAAAATAATTGTGTTTTTGTATTATCACTAAATAAGTTTCTAGAATTAATTTCATCGTCGCCTGTTAATTGTTTTAATACTGAACAATTAATATCAAATTCTGAATCAGGTTCTGAGGTTAATACAAAACGTTTTAAATGAAGATTTGCCATTTCTGGGCATGCTCCTACTTTTAATTTCTGTTGCAAAATTTGGGGTGGTAGTTTATAACCGTATTCGCCAACAGTTTCCATCATTAATTTATTTAATAGACTTTTACCGTTTCCACCACTTCCTGATGCTACAGTGAATTTCTGAACTAATTCACCAATTAATCCAGAACTAAGAACTGATAAATAACTTTTTCTATTTTCTAAATTAAATATAGTATCTAATATTTTATTTAGTTCATTAATATTCTTATTTTTAATTTTATCATCATCAATATAATCATAGCCTGTATTCATAGAAATAAAATATGATGCTTTAGGTTCTATAAACTTTCTTTGTTTTAAATCAAATAGTTTATTTTTGAAACAAAATAAATTAGGTTGTTTATTAAACTCTTGTTTATTATTTGAAATCTTATTAATGATATCTTGCATTAATGATTTTCTGAATATTATCTTTCTAAAGTTATTTTTAATTTTTTTATAATAGTCTTCTAATATATCATCTAATTTATCTAATCTATCATCATTTTGATTTTTAACTTTTAATTTATGAAATTTTATTTGATTTTCTGTATGGATTTCTACAAAGTGACTATAAAATTTATCATCTATAAAATTACTTAAATATGAATTATTTTTATCATCTGTTTCCCAATATACACCATTAAAATAATATAATTTATTATCACAATAAATAAATTTAGTTTCATATATAGATTTAAAATAATCTGATATTTCACCAGATGTAAAATCACGAGATATGGGATAATTAAAAAAATTACTATTATCATTATTATCTTTTGCTTTGGTTTTAATATTCCATTTTACAAACTCTTCATAATTATCACATTTAAACCAATATTCGAGAGTTTTATATGTTAATCCATCATCTTTTTTTTCTATATTATTAAAGAAATCTAAATCTTTTGTTTTATTAAATTTCTTTGATGTAGATGAATATTTAATAAATAATTCTTTTTGTTGTTCTCTTGATAAATCTAGATTCTTTAATAAAAAAGAAAATCTAATCCATGAATCATAATCATTAAATCTATCATCATCTAATTTTGATAATATAAAATCAATGTCTTCATATTGTGCAGTTTTTTCATCATCACTTAATATTGGTTTTTCTTGTTCTTGTTTTTGTTGTTCTTGTTTTTGTTGTTCTTGTGCTTTTTTATGTGCTTGGTTATTATCTCCTTTTGATTTATCATTTAATAATTTTATAAATGATTCAGGGATATTTTTTAGTTCCCCTTCTATTTCAGTATATCTTATTATTTCATCTCCATATTCATATTTAGTAGGGGGGATAGTGATGAATCCGCCTGTGTTTCTACAATCAATATTATTATAATCTTTTAATATGTTAGTAGTTGATTTTATTTTGTCTGTATAATTAAAATAACAATGGATACCTTTTCTTGTTTCTACTCTTAAACATGATGTAAAATCAGGAATTATTTCACATATTTGTTTATATGCTTTCATATCATCAAAATCAATGACGGTTACACCTGTTTTTTCTCCTGTTACTAATCCTTGAGCATTATAATATTTATCTTTTTTAATTTCGCTTTTTTCCATTGTTTGCCATGCTGGGGGGATTGCTGAAAATTCTTTTTTAATGTTGCCTCTTTCATCTTCACTAGTAGATAAATTAAAAGAAAAAATTATTTTATTTTTTAAACTGTTCATATAATATATAATAGAAATTATTTTTTTAAATATATTTTTTTTAAATATATTATTTTTATATATTTAAAAAAATCTAGAGTATTTTATTTTCATTTTCTTGTAATTTTAATAATTTATTTTGTCTATATCTTTCTTTTGCTCGTTCTATGGTATTGCGTCTATATTCTTCATCAGTATTATATTTTTGTTTCATATTAATAGATGCTTTCTCTCTATCACGTTCTTTTGTTTTTTCATAGTATTTATGAAATGCTCGTTTCTGTGCCTCACTAACTGCCATATACTATATACTACAAAATATTTTTTTAGATATATTTTTTTAAATATTATTTTTAGATTATTTTTTTTAACTATACACCAAAGGCAGAAAGGCAGAAAATCTGCCCACAAAAAACTATATATACTCGTTTTTACCCCATTTTCAGCCTATATGGGTTTTTTCTGGGCAGGATTTCTGCCTTTCTGCCTTTCACCCCCCTATTTTCTGCTTTTCCTCTCTTTCCTATATTCTTATAAATTATTATCTAATAAATATAATCTAATTAATATTATATATGGATATAGTAAAAAGTAAAACTAAAAATAAAAGATTAACGGCAGTATTCGCCGATGGAACACGAACTAACTTTGGCTTGAAAGGCGCATCAACGTATATAGATGGTATAAGGACTAAACAAGAACGAGACAATTATTTAAAGCGTCATAAAGTCAATGAAAACTGGAATAATCCAAAAACCGCCGGCGCTCTTTCCGCTGGTATCCTCTGGGGACGATCAAAAGACATTAATAAGAATATCAACGAGTATAAACATAAATTCAAACTTAATTAAATAAAAAATAACGAACATATAATTATATTTGTTAATTTTTAATCCATAAAATAATATTGACCCATTACAGATTGAACGGGATTAGCAACGATTTTCGAACGTGCATTCTGTTGTGTTTTTGTACTTCTAGTAGTTGGGGCGGGTTTAGGTGGTGGTTCTGGTTCATATCCATCCTCCTCTTCCTCATCACTTGACTCCTGCATTATTACTTTTCTAATAACCTTTTTAACTGGTTTCTTCTTTTTTGGTTTCTTCATTATAATAATTTCTTCTTCTACTACTTCTTCTTCTGATTCATCAACACTATCAGAATCTGATTCATATATAGGTTCTTTTCTCTTCCCTTTACTACTAGCATATTTATTTTCTACTATTGGTTCTTCTTTAATCTTAGGTTTCCCTCTACTATTCTCTGCTTTTGGTTTCCCGTTCAATTCATTTTTAATCTCTTTTAATGTATCCCGTTTTTTCTTTGTTTCTTCTTCTTTTATTTTCTGCTCGTTTAAATACGCTTGTCTGGCTTGTCTGGCTTTTTCAAATGCTTCAGTCTGTTTTTGGCTTCTCTTAGTTTTTGGCTTGGTGAGTGTGTCATCATTATCAGAATCCATGTATTATATAATATATAACTAGATTATTTTTTAAAATCTTAATTAAATAATTATAAAAATAATAAATAAAATCTCGTTTAAGTTATTATAACTAATGCCAATTGTAGCTATTAAAGAACAAGAGAACAAAAATATTAAAACATCAAAGCCAATAAAAGAAGTCATGGACATTTATATCCCCGATATACCCGATGGAATAAGCCGACGTAATGGGATGATATATTTATTAGTTGGTTCAGGTGGATCAGGTAAAACATCACTACTCCTTAATCAGTTTAAAAAGGGTAACGCATATCATAAAAAGTTTCATAACTTATATTACTTCTGTCCATCCTCATCCTTTTCATCAGTAGAGAAACACCCATTTGAAAAACATGATAAAGTTTATCACGCCCTAGATATGGAAGTTTTAAGTGACCTAAAAAAGGAATTATCAAATATAAAAAAGGAATCAATAGAAGGCGACCAACAACAATATAATTGTGTTATTATTGATGACTTCGCCAACGATTTAAAAGACAAAGGAATTCAACAACAACTAAATTCAATGTTAATAAAAGCCCGCCATCTTAATACATCATTTATTTTTACTTTACAAAGTTATTCATATATGCCTAAAATTCTCAGAAAACAAATAACATATTTAACATGTTTTAAAACAAGAAACAGCGAAGAATGGGATTTAATAAGAAAAGAGATATTACATATGCCAATGAAAGATGCTAAGATTATATTTGACTATTGTTTTGATAAACCATATCAACATTTAGATGTAGATGCATTTGAAAATAAATATTACAAAAATTTCAATCTATTAGAAATTGATAATAAAAACGATATAAAATAAAATCTAAATTAATATAATAACATATATGAGTTCAAACGCCGCCACAGATTCAATACAATTATATCTAAATTCAGGCTATGCTGATACCAAGATAAATAATGATACATCTATTTGTTTTTACAACTTTCCACAAATCACAATTCCTGATGGTCATTACATCTATCTATCACTACAAAATGCAGTAATTCCATACTCATTTTATAGTATCAATGAAAACAATAATGTATTAAGAATATTATCAAATAGTGTCACGACCACAATAACAATTGAAACGGGGAACTATAATATTAATCAGATGATAACAGGTCTAAAAGTACAACTCGGAGTATTATACACTATTACATATAATGTTCTCAAAAATAAAATAACTATAGTAAATAGCACAAATGAATTCACAATATTATCAACGGGCACATTAAACCATGCCCTCGGTTTCTCTACATCCTTTAATACTGTATCAGTATCACGAACAGTTACATCAGAATCATGTGTTAATTTAAATTCAATTAGAGCAATTAATATTGAGATAGATATGCCAACATATAATATTAACGTCGCCCAAAAACTAAACCAGAACATTTTAGCCACAATCCCCGTTATAGCCCAACCGTTCGGAATGATTAACTATACAAATAATAATAACTTTAGAATTAATATGTTCATGGATAAAATGGAAAGTATAAAAATAAAATTATTAGATAATATGAATAACTTATTAAATATGAATAACGTTAATTATCAGATGACCCTACAAATTGATATAGTACAATTTACATAAATAATAAATAATAATATAAAAAATTTAAATCTATCTATAGTTATATATTAATGTTAGGTTCAAAACAACCATTAGGACAATACATGATGGGATTAAAAAAACCATTAAGTTATATGTTAGGGGGTAAATCCCCTATGTCTCATATACAACAAAAAAAAGACCTCACTGATCAATTAAATGAACAGAAAAAATCAAGTGGATTAGAAAGAGCAATGAGAAAAGAAGGCAGTAAAACTTTAGGTCAATACGCTTAAATAATAAAATCTATAGGATAAAATCTGTATATGGTTTTAAAAAACCTATAAAAAATTTAAAATTATATAAATAATATAGTTTTATTTTTTTTTTTCTATTTATAATTATATAATAGAAATGATTCCTGCCAATGTTAAGTATCAATCAAAAGCCGAAAGTGCTCCAGCAAGAAGATATAGAACCAACATACAACCCCAAAATGGAACTGGTTCCGCAACATCTGGTTACACTGGTAACACAACCATCATCATTAACATCCCCACAAGAAACAACACCGCCCTCATCACTTCTGAATCCTGTCTTAAATTCTCAACCCGTTGCACTGTAGGCGGAACCGCAGCTACCGTTTTTAATCTTGAATCTTGTGGCGCTCATAGTTACATCCAAAGAATTAGGGTATTCCATGGATCCAATTTATTATCAGATATTGACCAATATAATGGTCTCGCTAAAATATTATATGACTTTCAAATGCCTTTAGATGCAGTCCAAGGTAGATACTCCGCCACTTCTGGAACCACTAATGAATATGGTATTAACCCCGTAGGCACCACCATAGCCGATATCCAAGGTAATGGATTAGTAGCTAAACCCACTAACAGAGGTAAATGCTATATAGCCCCCAATGCAACAACTGCCTCATCTGTTCTTGCTGCAAATGCAACATTCGATGATAACTTCAGTATTAATTTAATATCGTTAGTAGGTTCATTAAGTGGTTCCAAATATCTCCCCCTTTAGGAAATGTCAAGTGCCCCCTTAAGAGTTGAAATCCAACTAGTTCCATCAATCGTGAATGCATTTGCTATTGCTCCCGCTGGTGCCGTATCCGCTGCTGGTTTCACTCTTTTCAATGTTGAATATATTGCTGAATTTTTAGAACTCCCTGACTCTGCCATTAGTGCTATTAAAGCCGGTTCTTCTAATCCTCTTCAAATGGTATTCAGTGACTACCGCTCTTATCCTTATTCTACAGTTTTACAAAACTCTACTACTCAAGTATCTATGCCTATCCCTGCTAAATTTAGTTCATTAAAATCAATTTCAGTAGCTCAAAAAATCACAACTGGAGCAGCTACATTCTACCCCTTATGGTCATCTAACTTTAATTTACAATCATATCAATTTAGAATAGGTTCCGAAGTAGTCCCATCTCAAGCACCTTCTACAAGCTCAGATTTCTTCAATGAAGCCGTTAAATGCTTTGGTTCAATTGCTGATTTAGGATATCAACCTTCTGTGGATATTGATGCATATTCCCCCGCTGTTGCAAATTGGAGCACTGCCGCCGCCGGTGTTATAATGGATACCTTCTTAGAAGCACAAACTGCAAACTCTGGTTCATTCGTTGTAGGTATTGATTTAGAAAGTTATCAAAATACCGATAAATCAACCATATTTGCAGGTATGAATACTAACACATCAGATATCTTCTATAACCCAACCCACAATGCCACTGCTGCTAACACCCCCATCAATTACAATGCATATGCTAACTTTGATTCTGTTTTAGTCTGTGAAAATGGTGTTGCTTATGTTAGATTCTAAATAGATAAATATTTAAAATAAATAAAACATTATAAATTATATTTTTAATAATTTATAATCTAATATTATATAATAAGATGTCATTAGAGAAATCAGAAACAAGAGTTTTATTTTTAAAAACATATGATATAAACCCCTCAAATGTAGATACAACCTATTTTAATACTGTAGTTCAAACAGAACAAGGAATAGTAGCAGATAATAGAAACACCTTGACATGGTTTAATGTTAATTTAAGAATGGCTATGGGTGATACATATTATAATAAATACAACAAATTCCATATTAGATTAAATTCTTTCTGGTGTGGTCAAACATCATCAGCTGTTGCAAATACCAATGCCGCGGCAGTAGATGCCCGTTCTGTTGATGTTTATTTACACAATCTAGCATTTGAACCAGCGCCATATGCTCAAGCCTCAATATCAAAAAATGGAGGTAGTGCCTTTTTAGCCAACGTATTATTACCCGCTGTAGGCTCTTCAAATGTAGGCGTTGTTTATAATTTTGCAGAAGGTTCAACACCATCATATACCTTCTCTAAAACAGCCGATAATGTAAATATAACTATTAAAATGTTACAAGCATCATCACAAACCGTGTATATCCCATCTCTTGCTACAGGTTTATATGGTCACTCATCATTTGCTTTTGAAATCCATGGTATAGATGAAGTTATTAATTAAATTAAAACTAATCAAATTATTAATACTTTTATAGTATAAATAAATTTATTAAAGTTTATCAATTAGTTTATTAATTGATTTTTCAGCCAATTCACCCGATGCTTTACCAAGTTTAGAACCAGCAGCAGCTCCAACAGTCATGAATTCAGGAGCGCCTAAACCATCAGCAAAGCCAGCACCAAACAAACCCCCAATCTCTTCACCTAATTCAGGTAGGTTGTCCCTCAATAATTCTTTACCAACGAATTTCAAACCACCACCCAACATATCACGGCTAGACATTGTTTTAGGTCTTTTTAACTTTTCATACATTATATAATATAATTTAGATTTTTAAATTTTCTAAATTAATTAATTCTAATAAACAACTTCTCTCTTCTAATTCTTGTAATGGTGTTTTCTTAGTGCATTCCTCAGCCCATTCTAAATAATAGGATTCAAGACATGGGAACTGGTCAAGTAATCCATCGGGCAGTTTATCAAACCAATAATCAACTCTATTATAATCATTATACATTAATGAAGACCACTCAAACTTAACCATTGCATTCTGATCTAACCCGTAACGCAATTCAGAAGGAATAAACCCCTGCTCTAATTCTACAATAACCTGTTTTAAATCTTTACTCACTTTATGCATCATTAAACATTACTAGATTTTTTTTTTAATTTCTTAATTTTTTTA